TAGATGGTGAAGGGGGTATTAAAATTGATAGCCAAGAGTTTCCTGAATGGAAAGTTATCGCAAATGCCCGTAAGCAAGTATGGACTGAGCAAGATGGAACTAAAAGTTATGTCTACCATCCAATAGATAATAATATTGAGAGTAGAGAATCGGAAGTCTGGAGGCATTTAAACTCAGAAGAACGTGAACTCAAGAAAGCTTTAGAAGATTATGAGCTAAGGACTTCCAATGATATGGATGCTGAGTTCAATCTCAGGGATAAGTATAAAGCTAGATTCAGTGGTGAGAACCTAAAGGAAATCGCAGGACAAAGTTATAAAGGGCAGTTTGGCGAAAAAGCTATACACGATGCCCCGAAAGAAACAGCGATAACTAGGGACGTTCGCGCACAAACCCCAGAGAACATAGATGAATTTATAACGGAGAAGGATATATTAACTCCACCCGTTGCAGGTACAAAAGCCGAACGTCAAAAAGAATTGGCTGAGGAGTGGGCTAAAGAACATGATGTGAGTGCTGATAATCTATTTATATCTGAAGAAGGTTTGATGAAGAATCCTTTCCTCAAAGAAGCTAGCTCTAAAGATAAAAAGGAAGACATAGATTGGTTTTCTAGATTTATGGGGGACGAGTATGTTGGCAGTGGATACTATTCTAAATTTTATAGGGATCTTAAAAATACTTGGCGTAAATCTAATACAGAAATAAAAGATATATATGAACAAATAAGAAAGCAACACCTAACAAATGTAAGCGAAGAGTTTCCAAATATAGGCAGAGTTGAATTAAATGAAGATGGCAAGACAGTTTCTATAGCTAACAAACCACTATTAGAAAGACTAGAACCCACACATGAGAAAGTTATTGTAGGGAACCATGGAGTTTATTTAGAGATGTCTATCCCTAAAAACAAAGGGAAGTTCATTAAGGAACGAAGACAGTATAAAGAATATAGAAGAAAGAATGGAGTTAAACTATACCACCAAACTAAACCTGTAAACTATGCAGATTATAAGGTCGACAAATGGTATGTAGATATCAGAGATGTGCTTAAAGGTACAGAAGCTGGCTATCAGCATAAACTGGATATCCCGGTTCCCATTGCGAAGCGCCACATACCTAAAAGCTTATTGGATAAATAATGTATAAATATTTTAGCACAGATGAACTCAAATGTCAACACTGTGGAGCAGAAGGGATTGACGAAGACTTTATGGAGAAGATAGAATCTTTAAGATCAGACCTTGGTTTTCCCTTCAAAGTTAACTCTGCATATAGGTGTAAGGATCACCCCATAGAAGCTCGTAAGGCTTCTCCTGGGGCGCACGAATCAGGACATGCCCTCGATATAGGAGTAACTGGAGGACAGGCTCACAGGCTCTTATATGCAGCCTTAGAGGCAGGTATGACGGGTATCGGAGTTAACCAAAAAGGAAGCAGCAGATTCATACATTTAGATGACTTAGAATGGGCTGAAAATAGACCTAGACCTTGGATATGGAGTTACTGATATATGGGAATAATAGGAAGTGTTTTAGGAGGATTAGGAGGTAAGGTTGTTGATGCTTGGTCAGCTAGAGGTGAGCGCAAGCACACAGAGAAAGTACGGACACTTGAAATAGAAGAGCTTAGGCACAAGACTAAAATGGAAATGGCCATGAGATCTCAGGAGATGGACAACTCTTGGGAGCTTGAACAGATAAAGAACTCAGGCTGGAAAGACGAGTTTGTTTTACTTCTTCTTAGTATCCCGATGGTCATGAGCTTCATCCCCTATACTGTAGGCTTTGTAGAAGATGGCTTCGCAGCTCTTAGTAAAACACCAGATTGGTATCAGTGGCTCATTCTTTCAGTATTCGCAGCAATTTATGGGATTAGGGTTTGGAGACGAAAGTAAATGATAGCGGAGATCAGCGCATGTATAGCTGCCGTAAAGGGTATCAACTCAGCCATTGGTGTACTCAAGGAAGCTGGCAATAACGCTGGAGATCTCAGTGGGGTCATAGGAAAATGGGCAGATGCTACACAGCTATTTCAGAGTGCTGAGAAGAAGCAGAGTGCGGGTAAATTAAGTTATAAGGATGCGTTAAAGCTTGAAAGCATAGAGCGCCAACTAAAGAACTTCGACCGTCAATTTTATGATATTTGCATCCTCCAACAACAAGGTGATCTATACCACAGTATTAAAAATCGAATGGAAGAAGGCCGCCTAGCCCACGAAAAGGAAGTAACCAGACTAAGACTTCAAAGAAAGAAAACAGTAAAGTTATTAAAAGATGCATCACTTATTATGTTCTGGGCTTTATTTGGTATGGCTGCTATGTTTGCAAGTCTTTACCTCTTCATTGAATTTAGATGATCCTTGCCTTTTTGCTGGTAGTAACCGTAGCGGGAGAGAAGGTGAGTGAAGACAGTATGCTATTTAAAAACATTTATAGATGCAATGCGTTTGCTATAGCCATCGAGAGCGGAAAGAAATCACCACACGACAGTAGACGAAACCCACAACAAAACATAATAGCTTATTGTATGCCAAAGATGGTTAATACAAATAGTGACTTTTGGGATTAGAATACATGTCGAATGTTTTTAAACAAATATCTTTACTACTTTTAGTATGCGTAGGTTATTTCACTCTATTAATTGGGAGGGTCTTAAAGGGCATGACAATCTTTTTTATTCTTTTCTTATGCTATCTTCTTACGAAAGCTGAACAGGAATATATAAACGATGAAGTTAATTATTAGTATGCTACTTATAACAGCAGGCTGCGCATCCATTTTAAATCAAGAATCAGGCCCATGCCCCAAGTTCTACACATACATATGTGAGAACATTGGCCCCCATAAGGATTGTTGGTGTGAAGATACTAGGCACTTAGAAGGGCAATTGAAGCAAATACAACAACGAGCCTTCAGAAGAGATACTATTTAACCGACTTAATACTTAGCCTCTCTCCCTGTAAAACCTTTTCCGAAGCTGCTAAAATAAAATTAGAATGCATTTTTATAATATTTATTTTATCTTCTTCTAATGGAGAATGAGAAGCACTAAAGCATAAATATTTTATTACATCTGCATTGGTCTTAAGAACTACAGAGGTTTTATCCTCCGGGGTCAAAAAGAATTCGTCTGTCATAAAGCTTGTAACTCCTTCTCTAAATAATCATGAAGCCCGTTAATCTTAACTCTAGCTTCTTTAATTAATTTCTGAATTAAAACTAAATCATAATCTTTAAATATCTTATCTATTTCATTGTAAGGTACACCCCCAATCTCTGTGTACAAAACACCCTTAGAATCTATATAAACTTTAAAGGATACTAAGATGCCGATATCTTTCATATCTCACATACACCTCCAACACAGGCAAGCGTTTGAGATCCCTCTGTGTTATCTTCTGATTCATCTACATTCCATTCAAAGTTCTTAGGAAGTGCCTTAATTTGTTTCATATAAGTCGCTTTGTCTATTTTCTGATACGGTGCTTGTTGGTACATATGATCTGCTTCCGGTAAGAACGAGATGCCGCTAACACTATCAAAGTTCTCCCAGATCCACTGACATACAGAGAAGAAGTTATCATCATTATAATAGCAGGTCATCGAAGGTTTATGTTCACACCAGTTATCTTGATAAACTTTCCAAAGTTCTAACTGCTCTAAAGCTCCCATGCTATCAACTGTAATAGCATTCTTCGGAGCCTTCTGAGGAAACGCAAACACCCAATTAGAACTATTTGTTATATCTTCTTCACAGGGAAAGCCAGCTTCAAGCATCGTAGTAGCCAGCGGGTCTTTCTTATCTGCTCTAACAGTCCTTATATAGTAGTTACTGAACCTTGGGTGTATTCCAGAGGCGCTGTCTGTCAATTGTGACACAGTTCCACTGGGCTTTACACACGTAATTGACGTAGAAGCGCCTATTTTAAGCTTCTTTGCCCACTTAACATTAGTTTCTATAGCCTTTTCCTTCAAGAAAGCAAGTAAACTACCAAGTTCTTTATAGCCTGTAGACCCATTAGTTAGCTTACAATCCATAATCCCAGTGAGTGAAACACCCAACAATGCCTCATCTTCTGTATTCCTTTTCCATATATTTCTAAGGTATCTAAAGTCAGTCATCGAAGCTTGCAAAGTTCCTAATGTAGTGGCAAGCACTACTTTTTCTGCTAGGGTTTCCTTTGTATCGTTAGCTCGTACAATAACTTCAGATAGATTACAGAACTGATAAGGTCTTAATATTATCTCAGAGCAAGGGTTAGTTCCAAACTTATAATCAGCATCTCTACGTCCGTTACGGGCTGCTATGTTTTGTGCAGCTACCCGACTAAAGATCCCTCGTTCACCTGACTTAGATTTATAAAGTCTTTTCATCTCTGAAGAGTAGGTATCGAAGTCAGGCTTCTCCGAGTACACAGCACTGTTATTAGCTAAAGCCCTTTGTCCATTCGTTGAGTACCAATCTCCATACTTAGCATTAGCCATCCTGTTGTCCGTAACATTACTTAGGCTTATTAGCGCAGACCGTCTGACACCTCCAACAACTACAATATCCGCTATCTTACACACTAGATCGTGACACTCCAAAGATGTAAGCTTCTTACCCATAGCAGTTTTAAATAATGCTACAGCAAAGTTAAATAAATCTGCTAAAGGTTGAGGCCCACTAGCTCTACCACCAAATGTTTTAAGTCTAGCTCCAGCAGGTCGTATTCTAGATAAGTCACACTTGGGTATCTTGCCAGCATACAGAAGGCTTATAAGCTCTCTGAAAGCACTTGCCCATCCTATCTTACTATCTGATACTACTATAGTCGTTTCTGTCTCATGGAAGCTGTCAGCGACTACAGGGAGCTGCTGCACATAATCTCTCTCTACACTAAAGCCTACGCCAGTCCCGCATAGTAGTATGTACATAAGCTCATCGAACGATCTGGGGCTATCTATGGGTAAGTAACTACAGTTAAACCCTGCTACGTTATCACGTCTTAACGCCTCTCCAGCGGTCATCAGGCAACGCATAGAAGGCATTACTCGATGACTGGAGATAGCATTAAACAATTCAGCAGCATCTAGCTCGTCTATTTGTTTTCTATCTATAAAGAAATCTAAGTATCTATTAACTGTCTCCTCCCAAGTCTCTCGACGTTGTTCGGTATCAAGATATCTAGCGTATCTACTTTTATGTATGTATTGTTGATATTGATTCATCAGAACTCCATAGCAAATAATATATAAATCCCCATTAAATTAGCAGTAGATATAATAAGTTTCTCTCCTACTACCTCATTTGTAGTGACCATGCTGTCTAGCGAATGCCCAACTGTAAATCTAATAAATATTATTGTAACACTTACATTATACACAAGAAGGCTTGCAACACCTAGAAGCCCAAACAGTGGGATGTAAGTTATTAAATATATAAAAGAACTCAAAAGGCTCAGTATAGAGGGCAGAACTAAACTATCATGTAATCTAATCATTTTATTAAGCATCCAATTCATTTAGTATTCTCCTTGTCTTCAGGCTTATGAGTATGTTTATGCTTACGCTTCTTCTTTTTATGTTGTTTCTTATCATATTTTTCCCTTCTCTCAAGTTTCCCATCTATATAGTTTTTATCAATAACCATAATACATTCCTATTTATTTAGTATTTGTAGCATCCTCTTCTCGTACCATGCAGCTTTTTTTAGATCTTCGATCCCGTTCTTGTATCGGAACCTCCATCGGTATTTCTGACTGTTTCCTCTTAAGTAACCAATATACTCTTCTTCGCTTAGCATGGCTTCTATGCTGTCTATGCATTCTATAACTCCTTTGTTGTAATGTACAGGATGATTTACAGGATCGTTAGAATAACCATCATCTTGTGATTTAATACTATCCCACTCGTCTTCAGTTACATCATTGAGTTTCTTTTTCGTACTTCGTTTCATATCACATTCTCCATGTTTTAGGAAAGGTCTTCTCTGAAAACCATTTAATTTTATTCTTATCTGCCCATTCGGAATGACTTAGCTTTGAGCCGTCCTTGCGTCTTCGAGCGCGAGGCATCGGAGCGGAAGGTGAGGCGAACAGGAACACTAATTCAGTATCTGCTGGCAATACTTTATCAACCCAAATGTATTTACTGTACTCTGCATGATTCCAGAATCTGCCCTTAGCTTCCAACAGTATAGTTATATCCCCAATAACTTTAATAAAGTCTGGTATATAGATATGCTCGATAATGTATTGTATCTTCTTAGTATGTATGTCCCAACCTTTCAATAAAGTTTTATGTAGCTCGTGCTCCCATTTAGAATCATAACCTTTTGGGATACTCTTTTCTTTGGGTCTAGGCTTCGAGGGTTTTCTAGCCGACATTGGTGATATCTTTTAGTGTAACATCTTCAATCTTTTTATTTTTGTTACGCTTTAAAACCTTTTTAATCTTTTGTTTAACCCATCTAAAAGTAAAAGCACTCAGCATAGTTTGGTTCATCCGAGTTATATACTTATCCGAAGGAAGTTTAGAAAGCTTCTCAGACGCTGTAAGATCATTATCGGGTAGGATATCATTCAACCACTCCATCAACAACATATAAATTTTATAATTCATTCTTTGTTTCTTGCTTCTTATAACCATACTTCCTCTACTTTAGGGGTGTTCATAACCTTAGTAAGATACACCAAGCCTCTAGCATATTTAAAGGTGCGTAGTTCTTCATAGCATTTAAACTTATGTGGACAATAAATGCAACCCCTTGCTAGTTTCATATTACCTGACTTACCTTCAGGCTCTTCAGGATAACATTGCTCTGGTATTTTGTCTGAGCCTAAAGAATCTCTAAGAGAATCTATAAGCACTGAGCTTACAGGCTTATCTAAATCATCAGGCATTGATAGACAAAGCTCCCCGCTTTCTTTATTGATAACTAAGAACCCACCATTCTCCGTTCCTTCCGACTCCTCATACCCAGCTAGTTGAGCTAGGTATCCAAAGGGATCGTCATCCACTAAAGAATTATCAACAAACTTTTTAAATCCAAAAGAAGAGGCAGACTTAATATCTATAACCTCCCCATCAATCTTACAATCTATATGACCTTTAACGCCATTAAGAGTAACTTCTTTTTGCTCATCTGTAACAGTATGGCCCGATAATTTAATTAGAAATAAAAGAAGTTCTTCCAGCATGTGGCCATACAAAAATCTAATGGGTAAGTTTTTCTCAGCAGTAGATTTAGTATTGGGGTATTTTTTATTATACCATAGCTTTCTTGTCGGCAGTCCTATATTAGACATCCTAAGAGTTTCTTTCCTTGCTGGCTGCGCCTTACTCCAGTGACGCAAAGCATCTTTCATGCCTTCTCCAAATTTCTCAATAAGATCTTCTGGTATATTTAAAGACTTATTATTATTCAGAGGACTTATCGTATTATAAATATCTCCAACTAAAGTATCTAGTGTTTTCATTTCTTATGCTCCACAAATTTAAGCTTACGAGTTTCTGTGTTATATTCTAAAAGAGTTACACCAATTTCTTTCTGCTTAGCTGTCCTGTGCCAATCAAAAGTCTTCACATCTATGTATAAAATATTATTATCTCTATCTATTGCTATTAAATCTATAGCTCCTGTACATCCACAGTTCTTGAAGACTTCATAGCCATTATCCCACAACCAAGTAACGGCATAGTATTCTGCCATATCTCCTTTTCTTGAGCTAGTGTGTTTCACTCCAATTATCTCCTATTTTATACTCCCCATCAAGAGGACAATTAAGTTTAAAATCTTCTGTTACCTTTCGTATAGCTTCAACACCCAACAACCCTACTTCTTCTGCTATAGAATGATGTGCTTCTACTTGCCATTCATCATGCACGTTAGCTACAATACGAGCATCAAGACTTCTATCCTTTAAAGCCTTATTGAAATTAATCAGTGCCTGTTTCATTGTAACAGCTCCGGCACCTTGAAGCAATGTATTAAGAGCAGAGTTAGAATTTCTAACTGTTATCAATCTACCATCTAAACTTTTTATAAACTTTCTTTTTCTTGCCGTTCTTTCAACTGTGTCTGTAAGATCTTTAAGTGATGGGAAATTAGCAAGAAAACGTTTTCGTATTGCAGCACCATCTTTTGCATCTCCATCAACCAAGCTTCCAAGCTTTCCATCTCCTGCTCCGTACAAGAATGCATAGACGAAAGTCTTAGCCGTATCTCTTGATTCAAGTCCTGCAAATTCTTTATTCCTTTCGTGGACATCGCCTGTGAGTATTTCATCTATGAACTCCTTATCTTTTAAATAATGGGCTAACATTCTTAACTCTAAACCACTAGCATCTATCCCAACTAGTTTATAATCTTTTGGTACAGTCCAACACTCTCTGCACTCTCTTCCGTAAGGCTTACTAAGAGAAGTTACTTGAGCCATGTTTGGTTTGAAGTGTGACATCCTGTGTGTAATAGCACCATTAGAAATGACACAACCTCGAACCCTATTATCAGAATCTAAATGCTCAAACCAAGAAGTGATCTGCCCCATTCTATCTTGTATCATTAAGTATGTAGCTATTAACTGTGCTTCTGGTATGTCTTCAACCGAAGATAATATCTCTTCTCCAATTTTGGGAAGTCCTGTAGGTGTAAAGGCTTCAGGCTTCCAGCCAAAGTCCTGTAAGTATTCCGCTATCTGTGGTCTAGACCCTAAATTAAACTCTGTTAATTTCATACGATCAAAAGGTTTTAATCTATCTTTAGGATCTTTAACTAAAATATTATTATATTCTTCATCCGATAATCCCTGTCTAGATAGATCTCCGTTCAGTTTCTTTTTAGGCCGGACTTCCTTAATCTTTAAAAGCTTAGGTTTAAATATTTTATGCACTGTCCCTACTATAGAATCTTGTCGAGTATTTAAAGAGGCCAACAATTCATCTGCTTTAATAACATCCAACAAAAATCCTACATCTTCTTGCTCTCTTAAAATAACAGAGACTTCATGTTCTATCTCTATAGAAGTATTGTCAAAATCTTTCAATTCCTTTTTAAGCTCATTGAAAACTAGAGTGTTTAGCTCTACATCATTAACACAATATTCCAACAACTCAGGACTATATCTTTCAAAAGAACCCTCAGTTACTTTTCCTTTCAAGAAGTTTAAATGATATCCCCAAGCTCCTAAGCTATGCTTACCTCTGTTAGGCTTAGCCAATCTAGAAAGAACTAATGTATCTATAACTTGTTTGTTTTTAAAATCTATATCGGTTAATCTTTCTAAGACAGGTATATCAAACCCCAATATATTATGACCCACCAACAATTCAGATCTCTTTAGTAAAGAAAATCCCTCCATAATATTATTAGGATTATACCTATAAACTTCATTTGTAGTAAGATCTTTAGCTGCCATGCATAAAATCTCAGTAGCGTCTAACCCATTTGTTTCTATATCAAATACTAAATTCATATAAAGTTCCTCAATATCTGTTTATATAAGAATCAATTAATTCTTGATTTACTACTTGAACTCTAATGCAATCATTCTTATCATTCTTTAACCATGCATTAATATGTTTAGTAGTAGTCTTTGAATAAAATTGATTGGTCTTATATATTAAAGGTTCAGGGCCATCTAATCTAACAGCCACAGGAGTTGAATAACTAAAGAGAATTGTAAACATCATTTGTTCTTCTTTAGATTCTCTGCGACGATTCTTATCTTTGGCTATAAATTCTAATACATTAGATCCTATATGGTTTATTTTCATACAAATAATATCCTTAATATAATTAAAATTATCAAGACAATACTCACTATTAAAATTGGCTCCCTGTAAGGTGGTTTAATTTTACTATTAAAAATATCAGTTAAGTCTATCACAACTGAAGATATTTCTATGACAATAAAATCTAAAACCTTTTTAATTTTAGTTAGCCATTCCATTATTTACCAAGCCTCTTCTTTCGTTTAAGTTTTAGTTTAGCTGCTTCCTCTCGCGGAACATATCTATAAGCTTCGCTGCTCCACTCTAATGACAGAAACTCTAGCATACTATACTTCAAGCTTTCTATCTTACCGATATCACTTAACCAAATATCTTGTACTTCATGCATGGTATTTAGCATACTATCTATTCCATTAGCTTTCTGAACTAGATCATTATATTCTAATTCCGAAAGC